AAAAGGATATATTTCTGGATTAGATTTACTAGGCTTTAAATATTCAGATGCAGGTCAACCGTTTAAGGGAGCCAGTGGTGTTACTCATCCTTTGTTGTCGGAAGCAGTAACACAATTTCAAGCACAAGCTTATAAAGAACTTTTACCAAGCGATGGTCCTGTTCGTACACAAGTTGTCGGAGATACAACAAAGATGAAAGAAGAACAAGCCAGTCGTGTTAAAGAATTTATGAACTATATGGTCATGGATAAAATGGAAGAATACACTCCAGAGTTTGACCAGTTATTGTTTTATTTACCCTTAGCAGGAAGTTCGTTTAAAAAAATATATTATGATGAGGTACGCCAACGTGCGGTGAGTAAATTTGTACCTGCAGAAGATTTAGTAGTGCCTTATTATGCCACTGATTTAATGGATTGTGAAAGAATTACACACATTATAAAAATGACAGAAAATGATGTGTTGAAAAAACAAAAAACAGGGTTTTACAAAGACGTGGAACTTTTACCTACACAAGAAGAAGATGAGGTACAAAGCAAATATGATGAAATAGAAGGAGTCTCGGACCAAGGACCACGGGACTATCAGTTTAATGTTTTAGAAATGCATGTTGATTTAGATTTAGATGAGTATGAAAAAGATAATAATGAAAAAAATGTTAAGGTTCCGTACATTGTTACCATTGATGAAGGGTCACAAGAGATTTTAAGTATCTATCGTAACTTTTCACCAGATGATGAAACCCTGAGACGTAACGAATATTTTGTACATTATAAATTTTTACCAGGATTAGGGTTTTATGGCTTTGGTTTAATTCACATGATTGGTGGATTAGCTAAGACTGCAACGTCTGCACTTAGACAATTGTTAGATGCAGGTACTTTGAGTAACTTACCTGCAGGTTTTAAGTCAAGAGGCCTTAGAATAAGGGATGATGACCAACCTTTTCAGCCAGGAGAGTTCAGAGATGTAGATGTACCAGGCGGAAATATCAGAGATCAGTTTCAAATGTTACCGTTTAAAGAGCCTAGCCCTACTTTATACAATCTTTTAGGGTTTGTGACTCAAGCAGGACAGCGTTTTGCTGCAATTGCTGACATGGCAGTGGGTAATGATGCTCAAAATAGGGCGGTTGGGACAACAATTGCACTATTAGAACGCGGTTCAAGGGTCATGAGTGCAATTCATAAGCGTTGTTACTACTCTATGCGACAAGAATTTAGATTATTAGCTAAAGTTTTTGGTACTTATCTACCTCCTGTATATCCGTACTCTGTTTATGGTGGAAATAGGCTTATAAAAGTGGCTGATTTTAGTGATGCAGTAGATGTTATTCCTGTTGCAGATCCAAATATCTTTTCTATGGCTCAACGTGTGACTTTAGCACAAACTCAACTGCAAATTGCTCAAAGTGCGCCACAAATGCACAATATTAGAGAAGCCTATAGACGAGTGTATGAGTCTTTAGGTACAAAACAAGTAGATGAGTTGTTAAAACCTGAAAAACCTGTAATTCCAAAAGATCCTGCGATTGAAAATGCAGAAGCTTTACGAACTGAAGTACCAACAGCCTTTCCACAACAAAACCATGATGCACATATTTTGTCACATGGGGCATTTATTCGTACTCGCATGGTGCAAATTAATCCTATGGTCTATGCTTTGTTACAAGCACACATTTCAGAGCATTTATCTATGAAAGCAAGAGCACAAGTGATAGCAATTATTGCTACACAAAGACCTGAATTACAACAAATGCAACAAGAAAACCCCGCTGCCTTTCAGGTAGAGTTTGATTCTATGGTAGCTTTGCGCGTTATGGAATTAACAACAGAATTACAACAGGCAGAACAAATGACGGAAAAAGGAGATCCGTTAGTTGAGTTAAAACAAAGAGAATTAGATTTAAGAGCCATGGATATGCAAAGAAGAGGTATGGAATTTGGGGTACAAGAACAAAGAAAAACTAATGAGTTTGATCAGCGCATTGATTTAGATAAAATGAAACGAGAAGATGCAGAAGCTGCATCTAAAGAACGTATTAGAGTAGCAGACGAAAAACTAGGACTTAATGCAGTAAAGGTAGCTAATGATGCGCTTAAACAAGGGTAAAAAATTTGGGGCTCCACCAGAGAAGGGACCGCAACCACAAGGTATGGTATTTGGTGGTATGGGTTGTCCTCATAGGGAGATGGGTGCAAAAAGTGACATTCAGGGTGTAAAAGATATTCAAGTAAAAGGTAAATCATTTAAAGGAGTAAAATAATGTTTCAAGCAATCATTGGCCCTGTGGCAAGTTTAGCAAAAACTTGGATAGAGGGTAAACAAAAAAAAGCACAATTAAAATCACAAGTAGAGTTGACTAAACTTGAGGCAACAAAACAAAAAATTAAACAAGATGGTACTTGGGAAGAAAAAGCAATGTCTGCAAGTGACAGTTCCTGGAAAGACGAAGCGTGGACTTTGACTTTTATTGCAATAATTTTTGCATCCTTCGTTCCTGCTCTTCAACCCTTTATGCAACAAGGATTTTTATTTTTAAAGAACGATTGTCCTGATTGGATATCTTACGGAATTTTGGCGTCAATAGCTGGATCTTTTGGGCTGAAGGGTATTGCCAAAATAAAAAAATAATTATAATATAGCTAAATAACAAATATAAGGAGACTGAATATGTGGTCAAAACCTGTAATTACAGAAATTTCTGTTGGATTAGAAATCAACAGTTATGCCTGTGCTGAAAAGTAAATTATTAATGGGAGTTTTAGGACTCCCATTTTTATTTTCTGATCTTCAAACTAAAGGGTACTTATATGATGAACGTAATCAATATCACGTAATCTGCAGACTTACTCAAGAAAAAAATATTAAACCTTTTGTTGGTGAAGACACGGTAAAATGTTTTTATACCTGTCAGGATAAAGAATTTTTTGTTATAACCACACATAGCGATTATCCTTGTGAAAAAGAAATCGCAAGCCCACGAGGAGATAAACGTGACTGGAGAAAAAAATAAAATATATGGTGGTAAAAAATATAATGATCACAAATTCCCAAAAAGAAAAAGATTAATTGCTTATAAAAGTCCTGTTATTAAAAATTATGTTATGGTAGAACAAGAAGATGGACATAGACACATTACAACAAATAAGACATCACATAAAAAAGGAAATAAGCAAAGTTAAAGAACACTTATGCTATAGTATAGACAATGTGGATCACTTGCATTATGCTAAGGGTAAGCTCAACGGACTTGAATCGTTGCTTCAGGATCTAAAAGACCTGCAAAATAGAGAGGACAATTTTGATGACACTGATCAAACCTGAAAGATTTGTTGAAGACAAAGAACAAATCAAAATTCCAAGGACTAAACAAGAAACCGAGGAATATCTAAAAGTACTTCCAAACCCTGTAGGATATAGAATATTAATTAAACCTTATGTTGGGAAAAACAAAACTAAAGGTGGTATTTATTTATCTGAAAAAACACAAGAAACAATTGAAATGACTACTGTTGTAGGTTTTGTCGTTAAAATGGGAGATTTATGTTATCAAGACAAAACTAAATTTCCATCAGGACCTTGGTGTAAAGAAGGACAATTTGTAGTTTATGGACGATATTCTGGAGCTCGATTTAAAACAAAATATGGTGAACATCGTATTTTAAATGATGATGAAATTATTGGAACTATTAACAAACCCGAGGACATCCTCGCTTTATTCTAAGGAGTAATTATGAACGAAGACAACAAAGTAGAAATTGACACGGATGATGTTCAAGAAGAGAGCATTGCAGTTGAACAAAAGCCTGTAGAAGAAAAACCTGAAAAAGTAGATGTTGATTTAGGATATACCGATCCTATTAAAGCAGAAACCAAAGCAAAAGTCGTAGAAGAAAAATCAATAGAAGAAAAACCTAAAACAGAAGACAATCTTTCTCAGATGTCAGACAATGTGCAAAAACGCATTGATACATTGACACGCAAAATGAGAGAAGCAGAAAGAAGAGAAAAAGCGGCTCTTGATTTTGCGAAGGGATTACAGAAAAAATTTGATACTACGGATCAAAAACTTGCTAGTGTTGATGATAATTATTTTAAAGAGTTTGAAGCACGAGTTGATGCACAAAGAGAACAAGTGAAATCTTTTTTAAAAAATGCAATTGAGAGTAACGACACAGATAAAATTTTAGAAGCAAACGACAAACTTACTCAGCTAGCGGTTGAGAAAGAAAAAGCAAGAATACATTCTTCCCAAAAAGAAGAAAAGAAAAAAGAGTTAGAAACAAAACAAACGACAGAACAAGCCAGTCCTAGCACTATGCAACAACCTGCGCAACCTCAACAGGAAGCCAGTCCTCGTGCAAAAGAATGGTCTAAACAGAATGAGTGGTTTGGTCAAGATAAAGCAATGACCAATGCCGCTTTTGGTATTCATCAAGATTTAGTCGAGCAAGGGTTTGACTCAGAATCAGATGAGTATTACAATGAGATAGACAAACAATTAAGGAGTTATTTTCCTCAAAAGTTTGCTAATGATAAAAAACCCGTTCAAACTGTTGCCTCTGCGGGGCGTAAACAGGAAGGGCGCAAAACCGTGAAGCTCACCCGCTCACAAGTGGCTATTGCCAAAAAACTAGGGGTGCCACTAGAAGAATACGCAAAATTCGTGAAGGAGTAAAAAAATGAATGATAAAGTAGAAAGAACCTCACGCGTGTCACAAGAGAAAAAGCCATTAAGGAATAAACCTTGGACACCACCGTCAAGTCTGGATGCTCCCCCTGCACCAAAAGGGTTTAAGCACAGATGGATTAGAACTGAGTTTATGGGACAAGAAGATACAGGTAATGTTTCCAAAAAACTTAGAGAGGGATGGGAATTTGTTAGATCCGAAGAGATTAAAAATCAACTTGGTGATCACGACTATCCAATAATTCAATCTGGTAGATTCAAGGGGTTAATCGGGGTTGGTGGCCTTGTGTTGGCAAGGATACCTGAAGAAATTGTTGAGTCACGCAAGCAGTATTTTGAAAATAAAACTGCTGACCAAGTAAAAGCTGTGGATCAAGATATTCTTAGGGAACAACGACCAGAGATGCCTGTTAATGTAGATAGGCAATCTCGTGTAACTTTTGGTGGTGGTCGTAAGTCATAGTTTTTTGATAAAAGCCATCGCTGTAAGTAATTGTTTAATATTAACGCCTAATTAAGGAGATTACATATGGCAAACGTAAGTGAAAAATTTGGTCTTAGACCTTATAAGTCACTCAATGGTGCTCCGTGGAATAATGCTCAGAACAGGTATACTATTGCAAGCAATTATGGTACAGCAATTTTCCAAGGTGACTTGGTAGTTCCAACTGCAGCGGGTAACATCGAAAGATATGATGTGACTGCTAGTAGTGGTGCTGTTAAACCTATAGGTGTTTTCAACGGTGTATTTTATACTGATCCTACTACGAAGAAACCAACCTTTAGTAATTATTATCCTGGCAGTATTGTTGCTAGTGATATTGTTGCTAATGTGATTGATGATCCTAATACGTTATTTTTAGTTGATTCAGACGAGGCTATGACAAGAGCAGGTCTGTTTATTGGTTACAAAACAACTAACGTAACAGGAAACACAGCAACCGGCATATCTAAAGTACAACTTGATACGAGTACTGCAGATTCTACTAATGCAATTCCATTGCAAGCAGTAGATATAAGCCAAGATGTTAACAATGAGGATACTGCTACAGCAAATACTAATGTTATAGTCAGGATCCAAAACCATTTTCTAAATCCGCCATCAGCGGCTGCAGATACTGGGATATAGGGAGATAAAATATGGCTATTTCAAGATCACAATTGGTCAAAGAGTTAGAACCAGGTTTGAACGCTCTCTTTGGCTTAGAATATAATCGATACGAAAACGAGCATGCAGAAATTTATGCTACAGAAGCATCTGATAGAGCTTTTGAAGAAGAAGTAATGCTAACTGGTTTTGGTAGTGCTCCAGTAAAAAGTGAAGGTGCAGCGGTCACATTTGATCAAGCATCAGAGTCTTTTACTGCAAGATACACTCACGAAACTATTGCAATGGCATTTGCTATCACTGAAGAAGCAATTGAAGATAATCTGTATGATAGATTAGCTGCTCGATATACAAGAGCATTAGCTCGTTCAATGGCAAACACTAAGCAAGTAAAATCTGCTAACGTGTTAAACAATGCCTTTAACTCTAGTTTTGCTGGAGGAGATGGCAAAGAACTATGTGCAACAGATCACCCATTAGCGACTGGTGGCACATTTGCTAACGAACTGTCAACTGCGGCAGACTTATCTGAAACGTCACTTGAGCAGTCTATGATTGACATTGCTGCATTTGTTGATGAAAGAGGATTAAAGATTGCTATGCAAGGTGTTAAACTGATTATTCCAAAAGAACTTCAGTTCACAGCAGAAAGAATCTTAAAGACTCCACAAAGAGTAGGTACTGCAGATAATGATATTAATGCTATGGCTTCTATGGGCATGATGCCTCAAGGCTATAGAGTTAATCACTATCTAACAGATACTGATGCTTTCTTCATCATGACAGATGCTCCTAACGGAATGAAAATGTTCGTTAGAAGTCCAATTAAAACTGCGATCGAAGGAGACTTTGATACAGGTAACGTAAGATTTAAAGCTAGAGAGAGATACTCATTTGGTTTCTCTGATCCTAGAGGAATTTTTGGTTCTCCAGGAGCGGCTTAAATTTTTATTGTTAAAGTAAAGAAGGGGGACTTACGAGTCCCCTTTTTTTTTGTATAATATAAATACCAAGATAATATAAACGAGATATAGACTGACTTGGCAGACAACCCTAGAGGACTATATCTTTTAACTAGGAAACGATATGGCAAACACAACTTTTTCAGGTCCAGTCCGATCAAAGGGTGGATTTCAAACAATTAACGAAAATAGTGCTACCGGTGCAATTACACAAACTGGTTTTTCAGTAAATTCAACTGGACAACTTTTGTCTATGGGCACAAGAAAGATACAATCTTTTGTTGGAACTTTAGCTGCAACAGATGCAGCTACTACTGCATATGCAGATGGCGATTGCTTAGTAGAACTAGGTACCTTAAATGTCGATGCTCCAGATGCATTAGTTACACCAACTAAAATTTTTATTCATAGAGCCTTGGTTGGGATTACAACTGCTGCAGGTCAAACACTTGCAGGTAATTTAGCATTAAGTTCAACAAGTGGCACCGCTACAAATGCTGCAGTCTCTGGTACAGAAATTGTAGGTGCTGGTGTTACTGTTTTCAGTCCTCAAACAAGTGCTGCGGCTACTGTTACTGAGGTAGATGTTAATTTTAACAATACTGCAGGTAATTATCATATATTTGATCCTTTTATTACTGCTGCAGTGGCAAATGTTCATTTATATGCTAGAACCACTACAACAGTAAATGCTGATATAACTGCAGGAAGATTTACAGTTGAATTAGAATATTCAGTATTTTAGGAGTAAATTATGAACTCTGATGTAGGTGCAAAAACATTAACATCAACAGGTACAGTACAATCTGGAAGAACTAGATTATTGTCTATTTATTATGTTGGTCATGCAAGTGCAGGTACTTTAACATTTAAAGACGGTGGGGGTAGCGGTACACAAAAACTTGTTATCACAACTCCTGCAAGTAGTGCAGCAGATCAATATCAAATAGATATTCCTTTAGACGGGATTGTATTTAAAACAGATATGCATTTGACAATATCAAATGTCACGTCTGTAACTGTTTTTGTTACACCAATTACTGCTGATACAGATAATGGATAGTTATTACGAAGACCTTGACTTGTTTGGTTTAAAAACAGGCGGTATGCCTAGTAAAAATAAAAAAAATTTTAGACCAACAGAAAAAGGTGCTGGTATGACGAGAAGCTTACAGAAGAATGAACCCTGGCTCTAAACTTAAAACTGCGGTAACTGGTAAAGTAAAAAAAGGCAGTAAAGCTGCTAAACGCAGAAAGTCTTTTTGTGCTAGAAGTGCAGGACAGGCTCGTATGCATAATATTAACTGTAAAAAAACGCCTAACAAAAGAATTTGCCAGGCGAGAAGGAGATGGAAATGTTAGAAAAATGGGAGATGATTAAAGGGTTGTATGAAAATAACAAAGATACTATAGTAATTGTATTATGTGGTTTATTACTCCTATCTTGGATTTTATAATTTATATACTTTTTTGTTTAATCATAAGTTTATTTATGGTTTTCGGTATGATTTGGTGTCTAATTGAAAGTATATATAGAAAGAGTGTATGCAGTTATCAAAAAATTTTTCGTTACAAGAACTGACAAAATCTCAGACAGCTACAAGATTAGGTATCGATAACACGCCTAATAAAGCTCAAATAATTAATCTTACAAATTTGTGCGAAAATATTTTGCAAAAAGTCAGAGATCGTTTTGCAAAACCAGTCATTATAAATTCTGGTTTTAGGTGTGTTGAATTATGTGAAGCTATAGGTAGCTCATCAAAATCACAACATGCAAGTGGTAGTGCTGCAGATATTGAAGTTATGACATTAGATAATAAAGTATTAGCGGAATGGATAAAGAAAAACTTGATATTTGATCAGCTTATATTAGAATTTTATAAAGAAAGTGAGGGGCCTCGATCCGGATGGGTTCATGTGTCCTACAGTGCATCCGATCCTAGAGGTCAATCTTTAATAGCTTATAAAGATGAGAAAGGTAAAACAAGGTACATTCCATGGTCATAGGTCGAAGTCAAATGAAACAACAAATAACTAAAGCACCTCAAAAGCGCAAGTATGCTAAGAGTAGAAAGAAGAAGAAAAGAGTGGTAACATAATGAAAGAAGATATAATAAATGCTTTGATAAAAGTGTATGAGGCAAATATAGAAAAAGCTAATGCAACGATTAAAATTTATTTAGAAAACTCTGTAGGAATAGGAGAACATCCTAATATTATAGATGAGATAGATAAGCAAGTAGATATTGTATCTGCAAATGAGCATAAAATAGATATTATAAGGAGTTTCAAATGACCAAATTATGTCCAAGAGGTAAGGCTG